GAGATTAATACTGGATCAAAATTATCTACTTGACCAGCTACGTTTGACTCAGTCATAAAGCCTTGTTGAGCTTTTTGCTCTTGTAATGCTTTCTCAGTGTTCTCAAGTAGAGCAGCAGTTACAGCTTTACGATAGTTATCTTTGATTGGTGCAGCAGCTTCTGCGTCCAATACTGGAGACCATTTCTCCGTTAATTTTTCAGATCCGAACATTTTATGTTCTCCTTAAATTTAAATTGTTTTTGAAAGTGCGTTCAAGTAGGCTTGCATAGCAGGCGAACTTGTTTTTTGTTCAGAAGATTCTTGAACTTCTTCTTGGGTGTCAGTGCCAGTAGCTTTAAAGTAAGATTCTTTAAGAGTAGCAACTTTCGCTACAAAAGATTCTTGACTTTCGTACTCTACACCTTCAGCCAAAGTGCGAAGTTTTTCCACTTCAGTTTCTGCCATTCCAACAGTCGCTTCACGAATGATTTCTTCACGACGGAAATCGGAAACTTTCTCAGCTAGATCGATATTGTCACCAACAGTTTTGTTAAGTTGCTCTTCGAGTTCCTCAACTTTACCAGCTAGTTCGTCTACCATATCTACCTTAGACTCAGGTACTTCAATGTAGTTTTCTACAAACAGTGATTGTAATGAATCAATAAAGTTTTCAGCAATCTCGGTACGAAGACCGTTAGTAACTGCAACTTCATTGGTTTCCATCCACTGCTCAACAACATAATTGAGGTATCCGTCAACTTTCTCTACAATCTCGCCACGAGCTGATTCACTTTCTTCAGCAAGTTTTTCGGCATAAGATTCTTCGAGACGTTGTACTTCCGCAGTAACTTTAGTTTTAACAGCAGCTTCGAAGATAACAGCAGCTTTGTCTTTAAAGCCTTCAGCTAATGCTTCTTCACCGTCAACCAATGCATCTAGGTCTTGGGAGAAATCAACATTAAGTTCCAACTCTGCAGATTCAGCAACTTCTTCGACAGCTTCTTCAGATTCTTCAGCAATTACCTTATTATAGGCAGTTGTCAAGTCGTCTTTGCTCATCTCAGACATTTTTTCGTAAATGGCTTTGATCATACCAGCTTTAGTGCTAGGCATGTCTACATCTTCCTTGGCCATTTTCTTTTTCTTACTGTAAGATTCAGACTTCTCATCGTCGTCTTCATCTTCGTCTTCGTCTTCGACTTCGCTTTCTTCGTCATCTACTTCGACTTCAGCTTCGTCGTCAGATTCTTCATCTGTCTTCTTAGCTTCTTTCTTAGCAGACGCTTCAACTAGCTCCTCGTCAACTTCAACGTCTTCAACTAAACCTTCTAGTTGTTCCTCAGTAATGTCTTCGATAAGATCAACTTCTTGATCTACGATTTGATCAGACATATTTCACTCCTTACAAAGTGTTAAAGTTTCGAGAGGAAATCTTTCCACACACGAGTTTGGGCTTCAGCCAAATCCGCTTTAGATGCGCTCTTGATTTCAGTCTCATACTTTTCAATTTCTTGAGCTTTTAGGATACCATTATCCCAAACCCAGTCTACTCCTTCCATGATGCCATTTACAAAGGCTTCAGGAGCAGAGGGGTCTTGCACGATATCTACGGTAGAAAGGACAAAATCCTCTTTAACGTACATTGCGCCCTTACGACGCTCAAGACTTCCCATACCACGACTTGAAACGCCTAACTGACATCCACCTTCAACCAAACCTTTTACGATTTGACCCATAGGAGTATTCAGTATCAACGCCTTTCCTACCACATTACTTCCTTCCATACGGAGTTCGGTAATACGATGCGAAACTTTGTCAAGGTTTACAGTTGGACCATCTGGGTGGTTCAACTCACCAACTGCTCTACCTTTTGAAACTTGCTCACTAACATACTTCTCTACGGCAGGTTTTAACACCCTTGATTCGTAGATACGACCATTGCGGTTTTTTTGATCAGCCTGCATAAACACGCCTTCAATATAAACCTCTTTCTCACCTTTAGCGTTTGCTTCGGTGATATATTCTAGTTTCTCTGTATGTTCTGTGATTAGCTTCATATCTATTTGTCCATTAACTTAGCGAAATCGTTTGCAGCTTTCATTGCATCTTTTTCGCTTCTAAACTTATCAAGTTCGGTGTCGTTAATATAGACAACAAACTTGGAACCTTTTTTAGCTAAGATAGCAGGAGACTTAGATTTACCAACCTTGAACTCTTTTACTTTTTTCTCGCCAGCTGGAAGTTTAAACTTCTTCGCTTCTGACAGGTTCGTTCTCAGCTGTTTGAACGTTAAGCTCATTTGCATCTCCTAATTCTGTTTGGGGTTGCTCTTGCGCAGTATATAAACTCTGAGCAACTTCTACTCTTCTGACATCTAATGCGTCAGACACTTTATCTGCCATAATCGAGTCAAAAGTTTTGCTCGCTACAGACATGTCTTCGCCTTTTAATGCGTCTATTAAAGAATTAATATCAGACATTATTCACCTCATTTGCTATTATTTATAATAAAAAGAATCTTTAAATCTCGTCTTCTTCGCCATATTTATCTTTTTCATCTTCGATTTCTTTATCGATGTCTTCGATATCTTCGTCGTTCTGCTTCAAGATATTCTTACGAACCCAATCTACAGAATAGTATTTACCTACAAACTCATCAAGTTCCCTTAATGTGTTTACACGCTCACGTAAAATCTCAGCTTCTTTTAGTTCCGCAAAGTAAGTGTCGCTTATGAAGTCGATAACTATTTCTTCTTTCATCCACTCCCAGTCTTCACGAGTAACAATACCCTTTAGGATAAGTTGTACTTTAAGAGCCTGCATGAATAGATCGGAGAAACGTCGACGAATTTTGTCGATAAACCTTTGGAATTTAACTTCGTCTCTGGTAATCTCTGATGTTCTACCTAATGAGAATTGAGACTCTTGTTCTAATCGACCAATTGGAACATTTAGCGCACGATATGTTTTCTTCTGGAAGTATATAATATCATCTATCTGCCCAAGGTTTTCTCCTCCAGGAAGCGTAGAAATCTCAGTACCACGACCACCCTCACGACGAGGCAACCAAAAATCTTCAAGCATAGACATATGCTTTCTATCATCTCTAATCTCGCCAGTCTGAGCATCGTAAACCATTTTGTTACGATAGTTGCTCATAATAGATCTGAGATACTCTTCGGCTTTACCCTTTGGCAAATTACCAACATCAATATAGAATACTCGACGTTCTGGTGCACGTGATAAACGATAGATAACTAGGGCATCTTCCATCATGCGTAATTGGTTAGCTGGCTTGATAGCTTTATCTAGATAACCAAGAACCATATCCCGTTTAGCGGATAATAAACCAGAAGGAACAAAGATGACAGAATCCTTCGCTATTTTAAGACCTTGACCGCTCTTAGACATGTTCCCGTCTTGATATAAGAAGTATTCTTCTATACCAGTAACGATTTTAGCACCAGTCTTTTCATCTTTTTCTTCTATGACTTCTTTGATCTTTCTTATCTTGGTAGGATCAATCGGACGTAGTTCTAAAATACCACGCTTTGGAGATTTTTCGTCAATGATTATATGATAGAATAATCTACCGTCGATATACCATCTTCTGAATATGTCATTACCAGATGAAGAGAAACTCATTTTAGCTACGAGTTTCTCGAATTCATCTCTTATTATTTTCTTAATTCTATCTGGTTGCTCTAAACCATTAAGGTTAATATCAACTGGAGCACCATCTTCGACAGAGACAATCGACTCATTAATAATATCTTCAATAGCAGCATCTACTTCTGGGATCTGAGATATTTCACGATATTTTGAAATGAGGTCTCCTTCATTCTTGGCGTTACCGCCAGACATGTCTAGGTATTGACCATAATGACCACCAGCTTTAATTACACCAGAGCCATCATCTTCCATAGGTGCGACAAATGAACGCTTCTTAGCTTCCTCTTTATCCTCACCCTTTCGTTTTATTTCAAATCCAAATAAATCAGCCATTTATATTTCCCACAATTATTCACTAATATTGAAGATATTACTTGGGGGCGAACCCCCAAGCAACATTGCCTACTTTTTATTTAGCCACCATTAGCTAGTTGAGTTTGCAGTCCAGTATTGAACTTGGAATTCAACTGTGAATTCTTCAATGGTGTTTTCAGTTTCGTATGAAACATCAATCGCCGATACGTTAGTCGGGAAACAACCACGGAAAGTATAATCTTTCAGAGAGTTTCCGTTTTTGTCTAACTGTTCAACTTTTAGGTCAGCTTGGTAATCTGCTGGGTTGTTTCTACCAGCGTTAGTAGAGTGACCATTGATTGCGTTCATCCATGATTCCATGGAGTTACGAACAGAGAAGTTGGTATCGTTGATAACAGTAATTGTCCAAGGTTCGAAAGTACGATCACCTGCAACTTGCAGCTGACGACCACGGAATGGAACAGTTACTGGGGCGATGATAGAAGCTGGTAATTGAGCAGCTTTAATCATGAATGACGAAAGTTCTACGTCACCCTGTACGCCTGATGGAAAATTTACAGTAGCTTTAAAGAGATTAGTTCTTGCTCCGCCACCGACTAGTTTTGCTTTAAATTGATCTACACCGAGTGACATATTAGCCTCCTACAATCTCTGAGAAGTCAACGCCAGTACGAGTAGCGATAAAACTCAGAGTAATAAAGTTAATAGAACGTGCAGGCTTGATGTAAATATCAGAGACAAAGCGGTTTGTATCAATCACTTCACCAGTGTTATTAGTTTCATCACAAACTACACGGAAATCGGTGATACCACGTCTACCTTGAACATCACGCAAGAAAGGCTCGACTAGGTTCAAGAACTGCGCACGAGTGAATTCATCATTGAACTCAAATAGCGAGAACTTAGAAGCAGTAGCAATTGCTTTCTCGATAGTAATGAATAGTCGACGAACATTGATACGGTCAAACGCAGATGGTTTGGCAAGGGCAGTTTTATCACCGAATAATACTGTACCTTCTCCAGGGAACGAAACAATAGGATTGACTCGTGCCTTGTAAAGAGTATCACGCTCTACTTGTTTAGGGTTAAATGCTAGTTTAGCAAAGGTACGGATTTGTCCACGGTTCAGACCAGCAGGAGAGAACCAAGAATCAGCTACGCTATCTGCATTAGCACAAAGACCAGCTGTTGAACCTGAAGCAGGAACCCAACGATACACGTCATTGTACTTGTCGTACATATAACCAGCAGTAGAATCCATAACACCATAAGAACTTGAAGTGACTGAATCAGCCCAAGTTTTAACAGCACTTGCTGCAGAGTTGTTACCAACCGTAGCGGTTAGTGGTGGAGATACAAAAGCAACACAATCTTTACGTTTTGCAGCAATACCAATAACTAGGTTTGCATTGGCAGAAGATAGATCGCCACCAATTAGTAGATTAACATCAATTTGCTCAGCATCTTCAAAGGCACTTGTTAATGAAGTAACATTTTGACCTTCTTCAGCCACAGCAGTAACACCACCAGACAAAGAAGTTGAGCTTGCAGTATCGGTAGGCATGGTCAATGGGTTAGCAGACCATACATATAACGAGGAACGGTTAATAACTTCTTGATAATAGTTATTAGTACCGTCAGCTTTTTTAGCACCAGCAGTTGTACCTAAGTACGCATAAGATTCTAATACAGATCCAGCTGAACCAGTCCATGAACCATCTTCATCGATAACTAGGATATGACATTCTCCAGCATCTGGAGCCGTATCAAATTGTTCCTGTTCAGCAGCTGATAATGTAGTGAAACTACCATTAGTCGCAACCTTAACCTGTAAAGAGTTACCTAATGAACCTGGATATCTAGCAACCCAAGGTCCAGAAGAAGATAGAGAAACAGAATCTTTATGATCTTCGTTTTTAACTAATATACCCGATTGAGCTAGGGTAACAGAAGCAGAAACTGATCCGTCATCACCACCGCCAGTAAATGATACACTTGGTAATGAATTTGGATCGTAAGAACTACCACCATCCACTATAGTTACAGATTCAACACCATAACTCACGTTTACTTCTAGACCAGAACCAGCTGCACTATCAGTTTGAGTACTCAAACCTGTTACATCTGTGCTAGCAAGACCGCTATAAGAACCAGCAGTAGTAATACTTAAAGTCTGTACAGGTCCAGTTCCGTCACCAGTATCATTGATAGACGCTACTGAGAAAACTGCCTCAGTACCAGAACCTAAGTTAACAGTTATTACATCGCCTACTGCGTAACTAGTACCACGAGAAGTACTGTTTGGTGATGCAGAAACTATCTTTAGAGTAGCGGTTGCGGATGCATTATCAGCAGAGTCACCTGATGGGCTGGCAGCAATTGCCACCAAAGGTACTGCTGTAAAGCCAGATCCAGCATTTGTGATAGTTACAGATGAAATAGAATCTGTAGCGGAAGTTGCGTTTAAAAGACCACTTGCGTTGCTACGGACGACACGAAGGTCGCTACCATAGGTTAAAAACTGTGCAGCGGTAAGGAAAGACTTAGCAGTAGTATCGTCTGGACGACCAAACTTAGCTACGAGGTCTTTCTCTGACCCGACCTGTACAACTTTATCAACTGGTCCCCAAACGAAAGAGCCAGCATATCCACCAATAGAGGTAGATACGGCTGGTACAACATTAGTCAGGTCAACTTCTTTAACCTGAACTCCTGGAGATACTTGAAAAGCCATTTTGGAATTCCTCATTAAATTAAATTTATTTTACAAGAGAGCATAATACGAATATTCAACACAAGTATTTATAAAATTAGAAAAGCCCAGTATTGCCGTCGACAATCCACCTTTGACCAGTAGAGTCTACTTCAACCTCTTCTCCTTTCCCATCGTCAATAAACCCAAAAGGTAACATATCCTGCTCTATTGCTTTTAATTGTTCTTCATATAACATTCCCTTGATATCAATATCAGACATTTCCCCGAAGAATGGGGTAGTGATAAACCAACCAAACATTACTAGGTTCATTACCAAGTCGTCGTGATTGTTGTCGCTGGCTTCAAAAGAAGACCCCCTTGCGACAAACGTAGACATTTCTAATATAGTCTCTGAATCCACGATTTCTAGTTTTGACTGTTCTATCAAATCCTTCATATTAGAACAACCAATCCTTTTTACCTTTTTGTTCATCGTAACTCCGATCGAACCTGCTTTTACCATAGATTCAACATGAGTTTGCTCGTATTCTAGGTCATAATACAACCCATTAGCAACTACCGCCCCCTGATCATTACTCTCGATTATAACATACGCTTCATTGTAAGTCATCGCATATTTGTAAATTATATCAGGGAACAACAAAGGTGATATCATATTATTTCTATAAATCGCCACCTGCTTAAATGGTTTGACGCTAGTGTCGATAATATTGAATGTAGAATAATCTCTGCCCCGACCTTTTGCTACGTCAACACACATGATGTAATTATGATCGACTTGGGGTCGTTCAAATACTTTTATACCATCCTGTTGATATATCGGAGAAGACGCTTTCATCGCCATAAGTTTATCTGGAGAGATAAGAGTATTACCAATACCGTGGAAAGTATTACCAAACTCTTGTTCAAATTGTAACTCGGATGTGTTTGCTACGGTTTGTTTCTTCCATTCTTCGTCTCGTCCTGGAACATCCCACCAATCAACCCTGAATGGTTTATATTCGTTCGTTCCTTGTACCGCTCCTTCCCATAACTTTTGATATACATTACCAATACCATTTGCCGTAGAAGTTATGATAACTCTAGAAGTTTTACCCGATGAAACTACTGGATATGTGCTAGTATAGAACTGACCTGCATTCTCTACAAACGCAAACTCGTCAAGGAATAGTAAGTTAACAGACATACCACGAATAGAAGATCCGCTAGTCGCAGAGGCGATAATCCTTGAATTGTTACTAAATTCTATAGAACCCTTGTTCAGAGTTTTACATCCAGGTTGCAAAAAGAAAGGTAAGTTTTCGAGAGCAAGCGTGATACGAGTTAGCATTTCTCTCGCAGTAGCACCCTTGTTTGCTAGGATTGCTACAGTTTTCTCTGGATTGAATAGGGCATACCAAAGTAGATACACAACCGAACTGATAGACTTGCCCGATTGCCGACAAGCTAATACGATAGAAAATCTACTGTCTTGAAAATGATCGAACATATTCTTTTGGTAGGGGTATAAATTGAACGGCACAAGACCTTTGTCGAGAGAAACGACTTTCACGTAGGTTTCGGCGAAGTATGAAGGATCCTCCATACAACGTTTGTATTCTGAGATCTCTTGGACACTCCAGTTTTGCTCAACCCCATCACGCTTTACATTAGGGTTGCCTAGATATCCAAGGTCGCTATTCTTGACCTTCTGCATCTATTTCCTTTTCTTCTCGCCTTTGATGTAGCATCTTCTGTAGATCTGTAGCTGAACCGACAAACACATTATTTTGAGTTAGTTGTTTTGGTTGTTCTGATGCCTCAATCTTATCTACATCTTTCTTTTGCTTTTGTAGATGCATTAGCTTGTCTGAAACATCAGCAGTATTTTTGATCATGCCAGAAAGAACTTCAAATGCACGAGGATGCTCACTCTCACGAGCAAGGTCTAACATCAAGTCAATCGCCTCTTGCCCCTTTTCGACTAACTCGTAATAGTTAGTTCTTGCAAAGGAGTAATCATCATTAACATCATCTTTTTTGTTACTCATATTAATTAACCGTGTAATTGGTGACCTCAACAGTCGTACTAGTATTTAGACCTACTAGATTTTCTCCAATTTGCGGGAACCCTTCCAAATTCGTAAGGGTAAATGTAGTTTCGTTAGCGGTTTCGTCATAGGATCTTGCCACCAAACCATAGATCGCTGAGGTTTCCCCCAAGAACGGTTCATTTGACCCAAACCCTGAAGCGATATCCCCAGAGACTGTCATAGTAATAGAAGTTACTGTTGGAATAAAGTCCTTAGATTCAACAATAGCGAAATCGTCTGTCCCATCAGATCCAAATGGAGCCACTCGAGTATTTAAGTTTTCTAGGTGAGCGTCATCTTCTGCATTAAGGAAAGTAACCTCTGTAGCTTTAACCAGTTTATTCGTAGCAGCACTACCAAAGAACTTAACACGCATTGTAAAGTCTAGAGTATAGACTAGTACACGTCTTGCTTCGAAGTCCCCTTCATAGTCATCAGAGATAGAAACTCCCTCTAAAGAAATAGGGACATCTGTATTTTGATCTACGCCATCTACAAGGTTAGCTGATACTGTATACTCTGGTTGGAATATAGGAAGTATTTGTTCTAGTATTTGTAGTCCTTCGTCTTGGTTCTTAGCCAAGATGTTTAACTGCATACCAATCTTATAGGGCACAAAAGAAACGCTATCGGCAGAATCCCCTGTCTGATTGGTCACTAGTTTGTTAAATCGGTTTAGTTTAGACTCAGTGTCATACGTGAGGGAAGTTATCTCAAACGACAAACGTGGGATCTTAATTGCTATTTTGGAAGAAGAAAGATCTCTTTGCCCCTCAATCCTAGCAATAAACTTTTGTTTTGGTCCATAAGAAAGTGGAACCTTTACTATCTGACCAGAAGTACCGCTCTGACGAATAATGTTTATATCATTAAACAGGGTTCCAAATATGGCTACTGATTTTCTTAGAATAGCATGATAAAAATGACCACCAAACATTAGAAGTCTCCAAATGGGTTTGATTCAGTAAAGTCAAGAACGGCTGCAGCCTCAGTTTCAAATTCTTGGTTCTTAGCGTAGTTATCTTGAACGGATTCTTCTGTAGCACCCTCCATATCTTTAATAGCTGCAATAGTGCCAGAGCCACCAGATACTTCTGTTGTAACACTACCGCCAACAGTAAACTGGTGATACTTACTATCGCTAGTTCTTATGCTGTGTAGATAAATCTTAGAAGTTGTACTATCAGCGATATCTTTATATGAAGCAATTGCGCCAGAAATAGTAACTCCATCTTCTAAAGTTTCGGTAATATTCTCGCCTATGATAAAGTCTGTCCCAGCAATACCGCTGATAGTAAGTTCTTGCTGATAGGCAAATAGGTTACTAATGTTGTCAACTTCGGCATTACCAGTATCGAACTTCTCGTCACCAAACTCATAAAGAGAGCAGATAAGCTGATAGGTCGGTAAGTTTTGGAGTTGATAGAAAGGTTTCTCATGCTCAACTTTATCGATCTGGAAGAAAGACTTAGACATAGGGAGATAAATTAGATCACCCTCGTTAGGTCTATAGTTGGTCAACTCGTTATTGAAGATACCGACCGATTGTTCCCAGCGTCTCTTAGATACTACAAACGTTGCCGTATCTCTAATCTCTAGACCGAACTTGGTCATAAGTTCGCTTTCGCCACCGAATCCTTCGGGGTTTTCGATATACATTTCTAATGTATAAGAATCGTCAAATTGAGATTCTACAGTTTCGCCCAGAATGTAATCACGCTCTACGATGTTTCTCGGTAGATAATAGACATCCTGCCCATACATTTTTAAAGATTCAATTACAATATCTTCGTATAGGTTTTGTTCGCTTTTTACTGCGGGCGAAAAATATACATTAGTAGCCATCTTTTACCCCATGAAGAAATTGACTGGTAACTCGTGTGTTAACCTTACTTGTTCCTCTAGCTTCTCTAGATCTTGCATTGCATCCTCATATATCTGACGACCATTAATCGTCACTCCTCCAGGAAGTTGCATACCTTCAAACTTTATTAGGTTAGCACCCCATTGTTTCTTAATAAGAGCAGTTGAATATCTTTTGAGGAACATATCGTTCCAAATAGAGGTAGAACCTGCAGCCCCATCATAAGGAGCAACGTGCATAGTTGCTGCTACGATAATAATACTTCCGACTTTAAGGTCTTCTTCACCAACATCAAGATATATTTTATTCTCGTGGCGTGCCCATCTAATAAGTTCGCTCGCACCAGAACCTATCTTCATATCATACATAGCTAGATTCTGTTGTACCATTTCATAGTAAGCAAGATTGCCAAGGTTTCCTAACTGATAAACATCGTTCAAGTGCATCTGATATTTAACATCAAACATGTTAAAGCCAGCGTCTTCAGCAATAGGTAAGATGCGCTCTACAAAGATAACCGAATCAGCTACAGTGATAAACTTATTAGTTACATCATCGGCAGTAATCGTATGCGGAATAAACATCTTCTTGGTAGCATCTGAATGGTATTCTTGATAGAATTGTAATGCTTCGTCGATTCTTTCTTCTGCCTGATCAGGATCAACGTTTATCTCGATTACTGGATCGCCCAACTGTCTAAAACAGTAGTCGATTAAATCTTGCCTAGATGCTGGGGTCGCCATATGAAATAGTCCTAGATTAAATTATTTAATATCTTCTAAGTCTATTTATACTTTTTAAAAGGCTAGGGGTCATTTTATAATTGTACCTTATCAGGATAAACCGATAATATCAAACTTAATAAAATCTAAAGAAGCGCAATCCACCCCATACCAAACTTCTACGGTGTCCCCATCGTTTAAATAAAATAGCGGTGATCTAGCATGATAATATATGTTCGCTTGTCTAGCTGGGGTTGTGCCACCGCTGGTTTCAAAGTACCCATACCCTACATTATCTCCAGTTAGAGAAGTGATGAATGGATTAGGTATTCTTCCAGTACCACTACTAGCAGTTCTGTTATAATAAGTACCAGCATTAGTATGCTTAATTACAAATTGTCCGTTCGAACCAATAGTGTTATGAAACACCGATGACTCAGAACCTTCACTATTGTGCCATTCATCGGGATCAGTAGATGTCGGAAGTTGGGCAATCTTGGTGTTCCATCCACTATTTGTTGATGTAGTTGATCCGATCGTGTCAATATAATACACAGTACCATTAATAGAATATGCGTAAAATTGAGCATCTCCATGAAAATATGAACCGTTACTACCCCTTTGGGCTGAAATGTGTAAATACTTTGATGCGGATGCACCACTATACGTCAACTTTACCCTTCTTACAAATAGTAAAGGGTTATTGGTGATTGTGGATGAAGTGGAACCAGTACCACCAAGAGTAGTATGATTGGGAATAGCAGTGTCAGTATATGAATTTGTGCCAGTATAGGTTACAGCTACCCCACCCAAGTTATGTTCTTTACCATAAAGGTCGTCAAAATCTATGGTGGACAAATTTGTGGTCTCTTCTGCTATTGCTCTCACGTCCGTGTCATTCAGTCTTATCGTTTCACCAAGATTATCATCAAGAATTAACCCAACACTGTTGTAGTAATTTATCCCAGGAGCATTTGCGAGTGACAATGGTTGAACAGCATCGGTCGAAGTTCCTGTGGAGTATGAACCACTAATCTGAAGAATTTTATTAGATGATGTACTAAGGTAACACTGAAAAGAACCAGTACTAGACGAACCGAAACTAAGTTTTAAGATGGAAAAGTGCTCACCAGAAGTCACCTGTGTTGTGGTAATTAAAGAATCTACCGTACAGTTTATAAGAGGATATGTGGAAGTTACTGGCACACCAATAGTATTAACATAAGCAGTGATTGTTTGACCACTATACACTACCAAACCAACACCAGTTCCAGCAGTAGCACTCGTATCGCTTTGGGATCTTATGTCACTTTCTAAGATAAATTCGTCTGCTTCCTGTAAACGACCTCTAACCGTCATTACTAACCGCCTTCATCGATGTGTGTTGTCGAATCAGGATCGACATTATTTTCTTCCTCATCGGGCGTCTCATCGTTGACGACTTCTTCACTGGTGTCTACTTCAGGGACTACATCCCAAGGATTAATGATATGTTCGACAGGTGTTTTAGATAAAGCAATATCTCCTGCAATTTGCGATTCGGTATCTGAAACTTCTTCTTCTCCGAGCGAAGATTTAACCCAACCGATTACAATCTCTTTAGTTACATCAGCCCATGCGATGTAGTTTTCCGAAGAAGGGTCTGCTTCAACATGTATACTTCCGTAACGTCTACCACGGTGAATTACCTGTTTGTCGTCAACTTGTTCCATTTCATAATCCGAGGCTTCCCAATGTACCACTCTGATAGCACCATCAGAGACATTCGATTCAACCTTTACTATATTCCAGACTACTGCCATAATTATTCACCTTTCTCACTAATTTTAGATTCTAGATCAGAAACCTTTTGAGTCAATTCTTTTATTGCTTCTATCAACAAAGGTGTAAGTTTGTCGTAATGAACACTTTTATAATCTTCCCCAAACTCGTCTTGTCCCACCGCAGATTTAGTTACAATCTCAGGTAATACTTCCTCAACCTCTTGAGCAGATACACCGACCTCTAGTTCGGTATTGTCTACACCCAAAGAATGCGCTAATGCGTTTGGTGTATAGTAATATCCTGTGAGTTTATTAACTTTATCTAGAGCATCTGGAATTGCGCCCTTCAAGTCTTTAAGTCTTTCGTCAGAGTAATATGCAGTAATATTTCCAGTCGCAACGATACTACCAACAACATGGAGTGCTTCGGCTGGAGCAGAAGTTCCTATCCCAAATTTACCACTTGCATCTAACCGATGTCTTTCTCCGCTGGATCCATATACAAATTGTATGGATGCGGCACTACCAGAACCATAATAACTTTGAACTTGAGCCAACGATTGGTAACTGCCGAATTTAAAGACTGAAGCTGAAGCAGTATTATATAATTGAAGACCCTGTACAGTAGTATTAGTGCTAGTTGAAGTACTCTCTACAGTTAAAGGTATTCCATTGGTCTTTTTAATCTTCGTAATACCATAGAGAAAATTATTGCTCAATGCAGCTGTATGTAAACTACCAATCGTAGTCGTAGTGCTTAAACCATTAGTGCTTGAGTTTGTACCGATATTTATATATCTGGTGCCAGCACTACTACCAAAACAACCGATATTGACGGTCTTTATCCCGCCTGAACCCATTTGGCACCCAATCGAGGTAGTTTGGGATGCACCTGAACCACCACTAGCTGAACCAATAGATATATTTTGAGAAGCAGTACTATGCCCAAGTGTTATAGTACCTGTGCCAGTTGTTTTGCCGATAGTGATGGTGTTACCCGTTAAAAGTGGTGAAACATTAAAGTCACGCCCATTAAAGTCAACATCACCATTCGTAAATGTACTAGCACCACGAATCGCAACTGTGTGAGTACCAGTTGAATTAGAGCAACCAATAGTCACTGCTGTATCTGAGGCAGTGAGTGTATTTGCGGCTAAGTTCAATACAGTGCCGCCACCAATAGCGTTTCCACCACCAATATTGATTGTTTGCGTTTCGCCACCTTCTGTTACGGCATTACCGATATTAATTGTATTGGTTTTGGTACTTTGACCAAGAGTTATTACACCCGTGGAACTTTGAGTGGTCGAACCAATAGTAATTGTGCGATCGGCAGTATTGGGGAGTACATTAAAATCATAACCATTAAAGTTAACATCACCGCTAGTTAGTGTAGTAGTACCACGAATCGCTACGGTCGTTGTGCCAAAATTTGGGTCATTACCACCTATTGTTACTGCCGTATCATTACCTTGTGCTCCACACGCTGCAATATTTACTGTGTGAGTACCAGAACCAGATCCAGAAGCAATATTGACAATTTGCTCTTGGTCGTTCTCCATTGCAGCATTACCAATATTAAT